CTATTTTAGCATACCTAGGCCCTAACGTCAATGCTAGGGCCTTGGTAAAATGTCAGATTATTTTGCTTGTCTTGATCTAATCAACTTCAAGATGTCTTCTGCTCTCTTGGCACTGTCGCCTGCCGGAGCCGCCGTTGCCGGAGCCGCCTCAGGTTGTGGTGCTGGTGCAGTCACAGGTGCCGCTGTAGGAGCCGCCTCTGTTACTGGTGTTGCCACCGGAGCCGATGCTGTTGGTACTGCTACCTGTGGTTTACCTTGGTAAGCCACGCCTGCAGGTCTGAAGTACTGTCCATACTGCTCAAGATCATATGCCTCACCTTCTACAGATTTCGCAAATAGTTCTGCGATTATTTTAACCTCTGCTTCTGTTGGCTCTTTTGGTCTGAAGTCACCTAGGTTGTGTAACCCATGTGTGTCGATTGAGGCTCTTTCTGCCTCGTCCAACGGTCTTTCTCTTCTTGACCATTTTGATGTTGAGTAGTCAGCATAACCACCTTTAGTTGTTTTAGTGATTCTGAAGTCCACGCCCTTCAAATAATCAGTTGGCATTTCTTCCATCTCTGGATCCATAAGTGCCCCTCTGATAATGTTGAAGATCTGAGGTCCAATAATGAATCTTCTGATCGGATTCTCAGGTTTTGTGTCTTCTGCTAGTGGATTCGTTGTGACAAAACCTTGAAAGATATAACTTTTCTTCTTCCAGTATTTTCTGCCCATGTCTTCCATGCTCTTGTCTTTAAACCACGGTCTAACTTCTGTTAGTACTGGACAAGTTTTCCCATACATTTCCATGCACGGTACTTGCACTGTCACTGGTCTTGAATCAGTCTGACCTTTAATACCTGCGAAAGGTAATTTGATCATGTTTCTTTCAGTCCAGAAAAAAGTGTTGTTTGGATCCTTATCTGGTAAGAATCTAACTACTGCTTCAGAACCTTCTGATATATTCCAGTGTGGGTAGATGGCGTTGTCTCCGCCTGTGTTGGAAGTGGAGCGATTCACTTCTTGGGATTTTAACTTCGCTCTTATTTCAGCCAATGATGCCATAATGTAAGCCTCCTTAATTGTGCCTATGTTGTTGTTTGCCTAAATGTATATCAGACATATAGTACGTAATATACAACTATATTTATCAGAAGTCTACTACTATTATTGGTAATGTGGAGGTTTTACTAGATATTGGCTAGTTGTTTAATTCTATCTAGTTCTGTATTGATCTTTTCTGCTTCTTCTTGATCTTTTGCTATTTCTTGTTCTTTGTCATCTGCTTCATCATCTGGATCTCTTATAACCATGTCTGGAGCATTGTCTTCTGGCGTGAAGAATTCTTCAAGTTGCAGGCCTGCCATCTCTATAGCATCTTTCAGTGTGTACTCTTTGTCGCCAACTTTAAACTTGTCTCCTGCTTTCATACCGGCCGCTTTTGCTTTTTGCACTGCCATTGCAAATTCGTTGCCTTCTGTTTTTTGTAATTCTTTTTTACGTTGGATCATTGTTTTTACCATTTCAGGATCTTTTGCTGTGTTTGGATCCATCTGGATGTCCTGTAGTGCTTTTAATTTTGCGTCTCTGTCTTCTGGATTTTTTGGCTCTTTCGCATATTCTCTTAACTTGTCATAGTTTTGTTTTAGGTATGCCTGTGCCGCTCCCATGTCACTGCTTTTGAATGCTGACTTCTCGTCTTTGTCTAGCACATCGTAAACCATCTTACCGTCATCGCCTTTGTACATTGACACGTAAGGTTTTATAGTTGCTTCACCAACGTTGCTAACCCAGTTCTCAAATGCTTCTGTTTCTTTTGCTTTGCCTTTAAGATCTTTCTTTGGATTGAAATCTGCTGGATCCATTCTCACTTCATCTGTGTATCCTGGCTCTGATTGCATTTTCTTGTAGTCGTCGATGTATCTCTTTGCTAGTTGTACTGCAATCTTCTTGTTCTTGATGTAGTCAGGAGTTGCTTTGAATGTTGCTGAATTTTCTTGTTCCATCTCATCTGCCACTCTTGAAGCAAAGTTTGCCACTCTATCTTCCTCACCTGATTTGGTTAAAAGTCTAGACGCTATATCTGATAAAATAGAACTTAACATTGTGTTCTTGTTTGTGAATTTTGTTACTTTCAACATCTTGTCTGCTGAATCATCTTTTCTTAATACTAGTTTACTGTCTGGATCGTTCAAGAAACTTTGTACCACTGCACCGTGATCCACTGGTGCTTGTACAGGTGCATCGATTGGTTCTGCATCTGGTTCTAATTCGTTTACTTGCTCTTCTTCTTTAGGTGCTTCCAGTTCACTCATTATTCTGTTTATGATTGGTAGTGCATCTTCAACTCTGCTGTCTAGGTTAGTCATTGTGAACTTCTCTCTCATTTTGTTTACAGTTTCGTCGTCTAGTATTTGTTCTTCTGATGTTTTGAAATCTTTACTTGCGTTCTCGTAGTGTGCTTGGTTAGAAAGGTTTTTCATGTAACCCCTCAGGTTCTCTAGTTTTAATTTAGTCTGCTCAATGATGTCACCTGCGTTGTCGTTCAACTGATCTTTGTTGGTAACATATCTTGAGAATGAATTAAGTTTAGCGATGTCTTCTGATGTTGAAACGATGTGTTCACCAAATTCATCATGTGGTCTTCCACCATTTGAAACGTGTCTCATCATTGCTCTTGCACCTGCTAGGTGTGTAAGTGGATACTTGAATCTTTCACCGTCTTCGTTTTCTATGTATAGTGATTGTATCTGTCTTGATCTTGCACCTGGCACAGTCTCGTCAACTTTGCCTTTGTGTCTTATTATTAATTTTGTTTTGTTTAGATTCTCATACGAACGTTTTGCAGTGCCTGTTAGGCCTTCGGTAACACCTGCTAATTTTGTGATTCTTGCTAGTTCTTCTGACATGTCATCAGTATTTACCGTTTTGTTCGTATCTGCAAGATTTTCATAGTCCTGCTTCGATAGGTTGTTTTTAGTAATATCTCTCACGTCAAACCTCAACTGGTGCTCTACGGAAAAGTCTTTTAACTCCTTTAAGAATGCATACCATTCGTCTCTGCTATCTTCGTCAATTTTGTTTACAAGATCTCTATTGTAGTACACTTTCATGTTTTCGCCATCTGCTAGGCTAATGCTTACAGAACCAAAAGTGTCTGCATCTTCCTGAAATTCAAATTCAAAAAACACAGCACTCCCCGGATCGGCTGTTGCGGCACCGTTCTCGTCACCTAGTCTTATGTTTGAAAACTGTGATCTTATCTTGTTGAATAGATCTTGTGAATTTTTTGGGTTCATATAGTGTATTTATTATCCTGTGAACGATCCAAATATAGGCATTGGTGTTATCTCACTCGTCCTGTCCGTCCATTTTTCGAAGATTTTAGGGTCAAAATCTGCAAGTACTTTCATCATACGTGTCATTAGTAAACAAGAGCTCACTAGGTCGTCGTGCTGTCCTGGTTTTGCTTTAAAACTCATACCACTTGCAACAAAGTCTTTAAGTTCGGATATTAGCAACTGTGAGTTGATCTTCATTTTATTATTTTCTACAAGTTCTTTGAATTTTGTACATGCATCTATCTTGTGTTTTGCTGTTGTGTTGAATCCTCTTCTAAATTTTCTTCTGTGTCCTTTTCTTATGGGCTCTGACAAAAACATGCCCATTATGTTTTCTTCACCCAGATCCATTACCCTTAGCAGTGCCGCCTCTCCGATAGAGTTGTTTTCCATTGAATAAAATATTTGTGGTGTTGCTGTTGCATCTTTTTCCATTATTGCATCATGTAAATGTTTTGTAATTCCTTGCAGTATTCTTACTTGCTGATTCATTGGTGTTGTATTATGGTGCCATTCACCTACTTGTTCGAATGTAGGTAATTCAAAAACTTGTATTGCGGCATAATCTCCACCTGTACCCATACTAGGATCTAACGATACCATATAGGTCATTCCTGGTGTTGGACGTTTAAACCAACGTACTTGTCCTGTTGTTTCTACAGGAGCCGCGGCCTCCATGTCTGCCAAGTGGATACTATCTATAAGTGTTTCATCAAAGATCAAGAATTCACATTCGTGTTCCCTTCTAAATCTCTCATCACCTATTCTGGCCTTTTCTGCTTCTGCCCATTCTTGATTTCTATCTGGGTGTTCTGACCAGTGTGCTTTCATGGCATAGAAACCATTGGTGCCTACAGTTTTATCGTTGCCATATTCATCGAATCTCTTGTTGGCTTCTTTCCAGATTAGTGCAAACTGATCTTCGTCTGAGTTAGGTGTGCTTGTGATCATACACTTACCACCCGTACTCAACGTTGGAGACAGTGAGGTCCAAAACTCTTTTGCTTTCTCTGGTGGTTGCACGAACGCAAACTCATCACAATATATTAATGTAAGTGACATACCCCGTCCTGTGTTCTCAGTGGTTGTGGTTGCCATTATTTTTGAACCGTTGTCAAATTCTATTGAGTTTCTGTTGTACTGTGTTACACCTGCTTTGATCCAACTGGGCAACATCTCGTAGGCATAACGTACTCTTGACATGATGTCTGAGGCACCTGCGTATTTGTGTGCCGCGATTAGTATTTGTGAATCAGGTCTAAACATGGCATACCAAATAAGGAAGCCTGAGGCACATGTGGTCTTGCCTGTCTGTCTTGGAAGCATGGCAATCGAGAATCTGTGATCGTTGTAACTGTTGATCAATCTCTCTTGGTACGGGAACGGGTTGAATGGCATAGATCCTTTGACAGGATGTTGAATCTGCATGAATGTTTTCATGAAGAATAATGGACCAGTCTTTTGGTCCATACACTTTTCGAGTTGTTCTACTTGCTCTTTGGTGTATTTGTGTTTCTTGTGCGCCTTCTTTATTTGGTCGCTATCTAGTGATACATACGCCATGGT